CTTCAGTCACAAGAATGCGGCTGTCAGGCTTGGCGTTGAATGGGAGGCTGCCAACCTGGTGGGCAAGCAGATCCTGAACCACTGGCTTACTCGTCACTACATTGCTGAACTGCAAGACCAGTTGTTTGAGCGTGGCCTTGTCACGCAGAACAAAGTGGCTGCCCTTTTGCTCAGGGATGCAAGCAATTTTGGTCCTGATGCCGTTCCTCAAGCACGCGTTGCTGCGCAGAAAGTCCTGGCAGAAGCTGTTGGGCTGAATGCCAAACAGAAAGCAGAGACTGAGGCTGCTGCCGCTTCCAAGGTCAAGGGAGGGGTGGTGTTTGTACCCCTGGTGGTGGATGAGAAAACCTGGGAAACCATGGCAACAGCAAACCAGCGCAAGATTATGGCAGAAGCTGACCTTGATGACACTTAACCAACATTACCATGTCTGACTACACTGTACAAATTGATCTACCTGACCACAAACGTGGGGACCGCTGGCCAGGCATCAACGCAATTGGTCCGGTGATCATCAATGGCGCACAACCCGCAGCAACCCTGACCCGTATACGGATGTGGTTCAAGTCTGCCGCAGGTGCCAAGTTCAAACTGGACTCTGACCCAGCTCAGGACCGCAACGCACCCATCACTATCAGCAACCCAACAACTTGGTATGGCCTCATCCCGGGTATTGAGGATTTCCTGCCAACTGCAGGGGATTGGTCGTGGGACATGGAATTTTACCAAACAGGAAACACCAGCCCACTCACACTCTACAAAGGTGTGATCACTGTTGTTGATGACGTCACCAAGTAACACACAATGAGTACAGAAATCACAGCACCTGTTACCATTGCTACTGTGTCTATCACGGCACCGGTCACCACTGCCCCAATATCGGTTGTGGCACCGGTCACTTTGGGGGCAGTTGGACCGGCTGGACCAAACAGCGTCACCAGCGCAACCACCAGCGACGGCACAGCAACACTGTCTCTGTCCAGTGTCACAGCGGCAACGGCTGAAGTGACTGGCACACTCACTGCGAATCACATCCACGGCAACCTTGCTGGCAACGTGTATGCGCACGTGCGTGCCGGGGAGGCACTTGCCAAGGGTGATCCAGTGTACGTGTCAGGTTTCCACCCAGGCACTTCTACCGCCATCGTGTCGAAAGCAGATGCCGATGATGCTGCCAAAATGCCCGCTGTTGGTGTGATGGATGCCGCAGTTGCTCACAACATCAACGGTCACATGGTGATCACAGGCGTCATCACTGATGTGGACACCGGCAGCTATGCAGTCAACACTGAACTGTACGTCAAATCCGGTGGCGGGTTGACAGCAACACCGCCAGCAGCCAGGGCCCAGCCAGTGGCGCGGGTGGAAAGGTCCAACAACATCAACGGTGCTGTACTTGTCAAAGTCAATGGGTTGTCAGCAAGTGACCCCACACCCAGCACACTGGTGCGACGGGATGCCAGCGGTGGTGCGCGCTTTGGCGACTTGGAAACAAACACCATCACAGCGTCAGGCATTGTAACCACAGGTCAGGTTGAGTTCAACGGCACCGACGCAGGGGACAGCATGGGTTTTAACATGGTGAACTACAGCTACGGCACTGGAGCGGCTGAAGCACACCGTGCTGCCCTTGGTTCAGGTGGTGTTGGTGATGCGTTGTTTTTGTCGCAAACGCCAGAAGCAGCGAGGACCACGCTGGGGGTGATCAGCCGCGTAATGACAGCCAACGTTTATGCGACCAGCACGACGCCCGTTGCTATTCCAGCACTTACGTTTCCAGTTGTTGCTAACAAAACTTACAGAATTGAGTTTGGTTTTGCAATGCAGTCTTGGGCAGCTTCTGGATATCAAGTAACCATGAACCATCCTAACCTTAACAGGGTAGGGAATGGTTATTCTTTTCTTTTGCATGGTGCTAATTTCAAACTCGTGACTCTTAACGCGACATCTACGTCACTAAACCGTGATACCGCTGGCAACCCAAATGGAACCATGGGGATGACCGGATACGCTTACATAAGACCAACAGCAAGCGGCAATGTCACATTCACAACATCTCATCAAACTGCTGGATCTACGCTTAGTATCGGCCCTCTAGCAGGATCAGGCATCCTCGTCACTGAACTGTAATCCCATGCCACTCATACAATCCAAATCAGCCGCAGCAGCGGCATCCATTCTTTCCCGTGTTCAATCCCTTGCAGGCAGCTACAACGCTGCGGCAAGCCAGCTCAACGCAATTGTGCGTGATGTGCTTGTGTTGTCTGATGCTGATCTTGCAGCGTTTTGCAACCACCTTGGCCCGCAGGGCTTGAATGAGCTGACCAGCTTGCACGCAGAGCACGGAACAGCAATCACTGAGCTGGCACAAACGTCTGCTGCGATGTTGCTTGAATCTGGCATCACGTGGCCTGCGTCCAGCGTGGACACAAGACCGCTAGGTGAGAAGCTTGCAGAACAAGGCCGTGAACTGGTGTTTGCGGATGGTTTGTTTGCTGTCTCAACACTCCCCCAGGCTGAGCCTGAGCAACCCTGACCCCGTGACCTTGCTGCCTACGGCCTTTGCTCCCGTGCCTCAGGAGCTGGTGGACAAGCTTGACACACATGAAGTGTGGCGGCCTCTCAAGGGATCGCAGGAGCTTGCATTGTGCTGTCCAGCCAATGAAATCCTCTACAGCGGGACCCGTGGACCGGGAAAGACTGATGCCCAGATCATGGACTTCCGCAAGATGGTGTGTCAGGGGTATGGGCAGTTCTGGAAAGGGATCATTTTTGACAGGCAGTACAAAAACCTTGATGACGTCATCAGCAAGACCAAGCGTTGGTTCCCCAAGTTCCAGGACGGCGCAAGGTTCATTGGCTCTGGTGCTCTGAAGTGGGTCTGGCCAACTGGTGAGGAACTGCTGTTCAGGCATTGCAAGACTGACAGCGACTATAACAACTACCACGGTCACGAGTATCCATGGATCGCATGGAATGAGTTGACCAAGTACCCCACCAGCTCCATGTACGATGCCATGATGTCGTGCAACCGCACTTCCTTTGTACCTCACCTTCACTCACCGGGGCTGAGCCGTGATGACATCAAGGTTGTGGTGCAGTGCATTGACTCCTGCTGGCCGTTGGATGACATTGTTGGGACTGCCCGCGCCAAGACCATTGTTGACAAGATCCTCCCGCCACTGCCTCTCAGGGTGTTTAGCACTACCAACCCGTACGGGGCAGGACACAACTGGGTCAAGCGCAGGTTTGTCCAGGCAGACCCAGAGCTGGGTGACACTCGTGGGAGGATTGTGCGCCGGTCACGTATGATCTTCAGCCCCCGGACCCAAAAACGTGAACTGATAACCAAAACCCAGTGTCACATTTCCGGCACCTGGAGGGAAAACACCTTCCTGCCATCAGATTACCCAATGACCTTGACTGAGATCAAGGACCCCAACAAGCGCAAGGCATGGCTCAAGGGTGACTGGGACATTGTTGCTGGCGGTGCATTGGATGACGTGTGGTCACCAAGGCATCAAATCAAACCCAGGTTCAAGGTCCCGCCGGCATGGAGGCTCAGCCGGTCCTTTGACTGGGGTTCCACGCATCCATTCTGGTGCGGCTGGTGGGCAACCGCCAATGGAGAAGAGTGTGTAATCAAACATCCTGATGGGACTGAAGAAACCTTTTGCCCTGCCAAGGGGTCATTGATCTTGTGGCACGAGTGGTACGGGGTCAACACCGATCAGTATGGTCAGCTGGATCTGGGCACCAATGAGGGTCTGAAGCTGTCATCCCGCAAGGTTGCCGTTGGTATCAAAAGCAGGGAGTCAGGGTTGAAGGGCCACTGGCACAGCGGTGAAGTTGTTCCAGGGCCTGCTGACAACCAGATCAGCAACGTCAACGATGAAGAGTCACAGAGCATTGAGTCAATCATGGCCAAGGAAGGTGTCCGGTGGACCCGTTCTGACAAGTCAGCTGGTTCCCGCAAAAACGGGTTGGAGCTGGTGCGCCAGGCTTTGGAAAACAGCATCACTGGTGACGGTCCAGGTCTGTATTTCATGGATCATTGTGCGGGGGCCATTGGCACCCTGCCTTCCCTGCCCCGTGATGAGGACGACATGGATGACGTGGACACTGATGCGGAGGACCACCCCTACGATGGTGTCAGGTACATGTGCCTTGCGCACCTCAAGGATCTTGTCAAGGTTTCCCCAGTTGAGATGTAACACCAACCAAATATCATGAGCACTCCAGTGAACAGTATCCAAGCAGCAGCGATTCAATCGCAACTGCCAAACGTGGCACACCCACACGTAGAGTACCGCACCATGCTGCCCATCTGGAACCGGATTGGGGATTGCGTGCGAGGGGAAGAGGCTGTCAAGGCGAAAGGTGAAACCTACCTGCCCAAGCCAACAGCCAATGACGGTGAGCAGCCTGCCAAGATTGCTTCCCGCTACGCAGAGTACAAGCTGCGCGCCATGTTCTACGGGGCAACAGGCCGCACCCTCAAGGGAATGATCGGTGAGGTTTTCCGGCGTGACTCAACCTACGACATGCCGGACAAGCTGAAGGAGCTGCTGCCCAACGTGGATGGCGCAGGCCGGTCAGCAGAACAGGTGGCCAAGAAAGTCCTGAAGATGGTGTTGAGCTTTGGCCGTGCCGGCCTGCTGGCTGATTACCCCAACATGCAGACCCCAGAAGGGCAGACCGCTCCAACCACTGCGAAGGACCTGATTGACCAGAACGTCAGGCCACGCTTGATCTGCTATGAGCCAGACACCATCATCAACTGGCGGGTGATGTCCTGGGGTGCACTGAGCCTCCTTGCCGTGGTGGTGCTGCGTGAGGAAAACCTCCACAATGAAGACACCTTTGAAGAGGTGTTCAACCACCAGTACAGGGTGCTGCGGCTCACTAAGGACCGCCAGTACACTGTTGAGATTTGGCGGCAACCCTCTGCAGGTGCTGCGTTCACTTTGGCGGAAGGTCCCTACATTGCCAAGGACCACAACGGCAAACCGTTCAACCAGATCCCATTCACCTTTGTTGGATCTGAGGACAACAGCCCTGACCCCAATGACCCGCCAATGGATGCCCTGTCCAGCGTGAACCTGGCTCACTACCGCAACAGCGCAGAGTATGAGGACAGCGTGGCAATCGTTGGACAGCCAACCCTGTTCATCAGCGGCATGACTGAGGATTGGGCCAAAAACGTGCTCAAGGGCAAGGTGCGGTTTGGTGCACGCAGCGTGGTCCCGTTGGAGCAGGGCAGCACGGCTGTCATCCTCCAGGCAGCCCCCAACACCCTGGTCAAGGAGGCCATGGACGACAAGGTTGCCCTCATGAAGGCCCTTGGTGCTCAGCTTGTTGAAGAGAAAAGTGTGCAGCAGACCGCCACAGAGTCCATGCAGAACGGTGCCGCAAGCACCTCTGTGCTGGGAACGTCTGCCAAGAACACAAGTGATGCCTTGAGCTTGGGGTTCAAGTGGATGGGCATGTTCATCGGTGCACTGGCCACAGAGGAAAAGCCAATCAGCTATGACCTCAACACTGACTTTGACATCATGCGGATGACACCGCAGGAGCAGGCTCAGACCATTGCCAGCTGGCAGGCTGAGATGATTGACTATGAGGAAGCACGGTACCTCTTCAAGCGTGGTGGCATTGCGTACAAGGATGATCAGGATGTCAAGGATGCCAATGAGAAGGACCGGGAAAGCCTGCTGGGTGTTACCACTGTTGCTGGCCGTGTTGCTCCAGACCCTACCGTGGACCCCATCACCGGCGTGAAGCTGCCTGACCCTAACAAGATTCAACCCCCAGCAGCTAAGTGAGCAAGCAATCCCTCAGCACCATTGCCACCAGACACCAGGTGTACCTTGAGCGTCTCAAGGCCCAACAGGTGTTGGACTTTGACAAGGTACACCCGCGCATTGAGAAGTCCATCCGGGAAGTCCTCAGTGCCCTTGAGGTGGACACCCTGGATCAACTCACCAAGGGGCAGCTTGTGAAGGTGCTGGGGGATCTCAGGGTGGCTCAGGCCCAGGTGCAACTGGATCAGCTGGACACACTCTCAGAGCAACTCAAACTCGTTGCTGGACACGAGTCCAAGTTTGAGGTCAGCACAATGCAGGGGGCTGTCTCTGCGGCAAAGAATGGCACAAAGCTGACCCCCGTCTCAGCTGCCAAGGCATATCAGGCTGCCTTGGATCACCCCGTGGTGAACGGAATGTTGTTGGAGGACTTCACCAAAGGGTGGTCAGACAAGCAGTTGTCCCGGGTTGAGGGGATCGTGCGAGATGGCTGGGCACAGGGCAAGACGGTGCAGGACATGATGCGTGAGGTGCGGGGGTCCAAAGCCAGGCTGTTCAAAGATGGAGCCATCAACGCATCCCGCAATGAGGCTGCAGCCATGGTGCGCACTTCCACACAACACGTGGCACAGTCAGCCCGCATGGCAACTTGGGCTGCCAATGATGACTTGATTCAGGGGTACAGCATCCTTGCCACACTGGACGGTGTCACCACACCAATCTGCCGCAGCCTTGACGGGGAAAAGTTTGAGCTGGGCAAGGGTCCAGTCCCACCACTGCACGTGAACTGCCGCAGCACAACAATCCCTGAGTTGGGGCCTGAATTCGATTTCCTGGATGAGGGGGCAACCCGGTCCTCTGAGTTTGGCTACGTGGATGGCAAGCTGACCTACTACGACTGGCTCAAGCAGCAGCCTGACAGCTTTGTCAAGGATGCCATTGGTGCTGATCGTGCCAAACTGTTTCTTGAGGGAGGCATGACCAGCAAGGAGTTTGCTGACCTGAACCTGGGCAAGAACTTTGAGCCATTGACCCTCAAGGAAATGGCAGCCCGCAATCCGGCTGTGTTTAGGGACACCGGCCTTGAGAAGTACATACCAGAGGGTGGGGTGCAGCTTGAGCTGCCTGGGGTTGCCACGCCTGCACCAGTGCCGGCTAGGGTGCTGCCAGTTAACATGGAAATCATAGCTGAAGGGGGTAGGTTCAAGCTGTGGAAAGATGGTGAGCTTGAGGGCATTTTTGCTACAGAAAATGAAGCTTTTGACTACATCAAACCAAAAGAAATCCCGGTTGCCCCGGCTGGTCAACACAAAGTGCAGCCGGTCAAGATAGTGCCAATGCCCAGCACCAACCATTTCAAGACACCCACAGACGTTGACAACTACTGGTTTGAATATGAAAATTCTGTTGAGATCAACGAGTACTTGGAGGGGTACAACAGAAACCCCTCTGAGCAGGTTCTTGAAGCAGCGGCCAAGCTGGATGAACTGACACAAGAGCGCACCAGCTTTAAGAAAGTGTACCGTGGGATGGTTCTTGAAGGGATTGATGACACGCAATCACTGTTTCAGGTTGATGGCGTTGTGAAGTTTGACCGCTTCAGTGCAACAGCTACCAACCAACAGTTGGCTGAGATGTACACAGACCCCCAATTCATCGGGTTGACAGACAACGACAACCACGAGCGGGTGATGCTTGTATTTCAGACTCCACAGGGCGTGAAAGGGCATTTGTCTCAGGCTCAAGACTGGGACGGTAAGAAAGTTGAAGTCATTTTACCACGCACACAAGCCTACCGGGTGCAGAGCATTGATATTGTCACACTGGAGAACGGCTACCCTGCAACCCAGGTCAC